AATTTGATCAACATATTCTCTAACCATTCTCCCTAAAGCTTTTACAGCACCATAATGCTGTGTTTCAAATCTATCTAACCTATCTCTAGCAGATACTACCTTCTTTGGATCAGCATTTGCATACTTTATCCACTTGTTACAATATCCTCTATCTATAGCTTCTCTAGCTCTAACCATAGCTACTATAAAATCATTTGTATACTCACTGAATGCTTTTTCTCTTTTTGATTTATTGTTTGCCATAATTTTTAGTTTTATGTTTAGTTTTCCTATAATATTTCTTTTTGTTACGATGCACTGCTGGTTTCATTGCATCATATATTTCCTTCTGAGTCACGATTATCTGTTTCATCTTTGTTATATTTATAGAAGATATCCATAGCTTTAGATATATTACACTGTTCCCAAGCATCAAGTACTTCTTTCAATTGTTTTACAGTCATAAGTTTAATTTACTTTTTCTATAATATTTCTCACCAATCTGTGACCTATTCTGTTGAGGATTGTAACCATGTGGATGTTCCACATGATCTGGTATCTCTGGAACTTCCTGAAGATTCCACCACTCTGATCCATCATACTCACCTCTATCCATCCAAGTTCCATCAGTTAACCAGATAGTACCAAACAATTCCTGGGTACCATAGCCATCATCATACTCTACATCTAACTTCTTAATGAAGTTATCATAGTCCTCCTGAGTATGGTTAACTGGTAAGACTGCTGATACACAAGTATCATTTCTCTTACATTTACCATCAACCCATATAGCATTAGAAAGAACAACATCAATCTCTGCACATAATATACATTCTCTTGCTGGAATTTCACTGTTTGCTTTCATAGTTTTATATTTAAGTTAGTAAACTCCTAACACGTCATTTGGAATAAGAATTACAGGTGATCAGTCCTAACCAACGAGAGGTGCTATGTTGAGTTTACAATATTTTATATGTTTGGGTTACTATCTTTCCTACAAGAATAACTAAGAGGCCTATGACTCATACACATTATGCAGACAACACATTGAAACAATGGTCATCTACTGTCAAGAGATTAAGGATGATTAAGCCACAAGGATATCTCCTTGCGTGTTTACCACCTCTCTAGCTATATCTTATAATACCAGGTTAAGCAACATTATGATGCAATCCCAGTAAAGGTTTATACTTATTGTTTGACTACCTTTGTCTCCCACTTATCTTCAAGCAAAGATGAGTAATCTTTACACAACATTCTTAACTTTGAGTTCTCAAACTCTAATTCCTTAACTCTTTGCTGTAGTTCTGGTATATTAGAAGTCATAATGGTTGGAGTTGTTTGATTGTGGTTAGGATTGTGATTAGGATTAGGGATAACTATACTCAGTCAGCTGCGTGCCAACTAGGTTTTCACACCTAGTTGACTACAGCAAGGCTGTTACACAGCCTCCACCCAGAAGAGCCCTGTCTCTTCTTTCTTGTCCTTGGACAAGATGGGTGAGTCACTGAATTTAAATCCAGGGATTTCATCCCCTGGCTTTAATCCCAGTGTGCGTGGGTCTAAGGTCTTGCCCTTGGCGTCCACTAAGCACAGCAGACCGTAGGTCCTGTTTGCTTGTGTACGTGCATGCACCTCAATACCGTTGATCTCTTTTTTAATGAGATCCATAGGTTCACTCACGCATACTATAGAGTTTGAATCTTTCTTGATAGGTTTCAACATATATACTGACATAATTGATAAATTTTGGTTAATTGATTTTATTTATGGGGGCACCATTCGCCTTTAAATAAGCTGGGGAGCAGAATAGTAGGACCCCTCAACAATGCCAAACACAGAGTTTTTATATGGGGGGATAAAAAAAAGGGTGGGAAGGATGGGGGGATTTTGGGAAGAAATGATTACCTTATATAGAAGGGTTACATATGAAAGAAGAAAATCCAAAGGGAGAACCACATAAAGAACTCACTGAAGTAGAGGAGTGGGAACTTGAGAGAAGAATGTTGGAATTAGCATTTGAGAATTCTTTTATGTTGTTGACGGAACGTACCACATTTGAAGATCTTATGGTGAAGAATCACAGTGTGGGTAAGAGTAGTGTATTAGCTCATGATCCACATGAGGGTGCTACGTATGATGAAGTAAGTAACCTGCTTTATTATTTTGAGGAACAGGAAGAGTATGAGAGGTGTGTAGAACTAAAACTACTGCTTGATAAATGCAAGAAAACGTAATCCTGAATTCGTTAAAGTCTCTTTAGCAATTAGCACTGATACAGAAAGAATAAAATTTCATGAAGTCGTAAAATACTTTAGGTGAATAAATAATGTCTAAACTATTTTTATTTACACTTTTATTGTATATTTGTCTCAAACTAACAATAAAACCATTTAAAATGACAAGTACAAATACAATTGAAGAAGTAGAGTTTGATGAAGCTACATCTGAACAAGTAGAACTTTCTAAAGAGGAGCTTGCTCAAAGAAGAAAAGAAATTACTGATTATTATAAGGATAATATTAAGCATCTTAAGATTCAGTTAGAGTATGAAGAACTCTTAATGAATATTGAGAAGACACGTGCTGAGAGAATCCAGGCACAGATGTTCCTTGCTCAGGCAACTCAGGGAGGACCTCAAGGTGAGAACAATGCAGAAGCAGCAGCTTCCTTTGCAGAGTCTCAGGAAGCAGCTTTTAATTCAGAGCCACCTAAACGCACTCTTAAACGTACTGAATAATGGATATTAAGGATATAATGCACGTAATGCAGCAGAAAGATTATGCTGTGTTTGAGAATGACTCAAAACCTTTGAACTTGAACTACGTGGGTATTCGTGATACTAGTGGGGTTAATAAGTTCAATGATACTCTAGTGATGTTCTGGAAGTACAGGGGGCAATGGAGTTCTTTTTGGAGACCCGCCACTACAGATCCCGGAACCTATTGGTTAGAAAAACCCATAAATGTTAATGGTACAGCAGTCTTAAAAGAAGGGCAGTATCGTGGAGCATGGCAGTTAGGTCTTCATAGAGGAGAGTATAGTGCTTTAGTTCAGCGTAAGGAAGTTACAGTGATACGGGATGCTAATAAGGATGGGGTTATAGATCTAGATGCTGGTTATGAGGATACAGGATTTTTCGGAATCAACCATCACAGGGCAAATGCTAAGGTTGAGAGCATTCAAGTAGATAAATGGAGTGCAGGATGCCAGGTGACTGCTGATCCTCATCTGTATGATGTGTTTATTAAACTATGTCAAGAATCTGCTGAAGTCTGGGGTGAAGGAATAACTTACACATTACTTAATGTAGATAATTTTTAATATGACTGTAGTTAATAAAGTAGATAAGAAGGTTAGGATGTCAAAAGATGGTGTTATTAAGTACCAAATTTTAACCTTTTGCTTTTTGAATAATATTCAACTTAGTATATCAGATCTTGATTGTTTAACTGAACTTGCCAAAGTAGGATCTCATGAATTAACAAGTTTTTGTAAACTGGTTGCGGATAAAGGTATATTTAAAAGTTCTCAATCAGCTAGAAATGCAATCACTAAAGCAGAAAAAAAGAAACTACTAAAAAAAGTAGGAAATAATAGAAAGAGTATTAGTATCAGTGATTCAATGGATATCCAAACTGAAGGAACAATATTCTTAGATTATAAATTTCTAGGAATTGAATCCCAAGAAGCATAAAATATTTATAGAAAATATTGCTGAAGAAGTAGGTGTACATCCAGCTTTAGTTGAAAGGTTTATTGATTTTTATTATACACAAGTAAGAAAAAGTCTTTCAGATCTAACATACCCAAAAGTCTATTTAGAGAATTTGGGCACCTTCTCTATAAGAAAAGTGAAGTTGGAAAAGGTCATTAAAAGGAATAGAGATATTTTGGGAAATCTAGAAAAAATGACTTATACAGGATATGAGAAACATGTACCTGTTAAAGAAAAGTTACACAAATTGGAAGGACTATTAAAAACAGTTAACCAACATGTTGAAGAAAAAAAAGATTGGAAAAAAAATAAGAAATGAAATTTGCTCATTTATTAAAAGCATTTGCAAATATTGATCAAATTTATGAAGGGATAAAAAATAATATCTTTAAAGATGATCATATTGAAGCTGTAGCTGAACTAAGATGGAAAGCTTGTAAAACGTGTAAGCATCTAGATAACCGTGGGATTTTTTGTGCAGTTCCTAAAACACAACCTTGTTGTAAAGAATGTGGATGTAGTCTAGGAGTAAAGATAAGATCATTATCTACTGAATGTCCAGTTAAAAAATGGGGGTCTTTAATGTCAGAAGAAATTGAAGAAAAAATAATAAATAGTATGGTTGATTCTGATGAAAAAAATAGTTAAAATAACTGAAGAAGAAATATTGGAAACTCCTAATGATGCAACACTTGGAAAGTTAATAAGAGAAAAATATTATAAAAATAAAGATGGCTGTAATATTTAAAGAAGAAGGACATGTATATGAAAGTTTAGATTCTAACCTAGATAATGATGGTATCAAATGGCTTAGTGTTACAGCATTCATAAGTATGTTCAAACCAAAATTTAATGCTAAATCTCAAGCTAAGAAATCTTCAAAGAATAAAAGATCTAAGTGGTATAAGATGTCTGAAAAAGATATATTAGCTGCATGGAATGGAGAATCAGAAAGAGCAATGGGTCTAGGTAATTGGTATCATGCTCAAAGAGAAAAAGATATACTTGAATTTAAAACAATTGAAAGACATGGTGTAGAAATTCCTATTATCAAACCCATAGAAGATACTAAAGGAATAAAAATTGCTCCAGATCAAAAGTTAGAAGATGGTGTATATCCAGAACATCTTGTATATCTTAAGTCAGCAGGTTTGTGTGGACAGGCTGATATTGTTGAAATAGTAAAAAATAAAATACATATCACAGATTATAAAACAAATAAAGAGATAAAGGATAAAGGTTTTAAAAATTGGGAGGGGATTACATCAAAGATGTTTAAGCCTGTAGGTCACTTAGATGATTGTAATTTAAATCATTATAGTTTACAATTGAGTTTATATGCGTATATTATAAAGAAACACAATCCTAAACTTAAAATAGGAAGTCTTACCATTCAACATGTTAAGTTTGAGTTAGCTGGGGTAAATGAGAATGATTATCCAATTAGTAAACTTGTAAATGGAGAACCTGTAATTGAAGATGTTAAAATGTATGAATTACCTTATTTAAAAGATGAAGTGAGAAGTATTATAATGTGGCTTAAAAATAATCCAATTAAAAAATAATGCTAGTAAGAATATTTGATATAGATAAAGGAAAAGTAATTCTTTCTGAACATTGCTATACTTTAAATTTTCTAAAGGACATAATTAAAGCGTATCCTAAAGAAAAAGAACATATGGCAATTCTTCAGTATTTGTTTTATATGAGTTGTCCTAATCCAGAAATGAATCCTTTCTTTAATGTTCCTGAACATGAAAAAGAAGATATAATTGTAGAAGAAATTGATTTAGATATATCATTAGATAATGAATTAATTATAAATGGATTAGAAAAATGTAAGAAATTATATGAAACCCCAACATATAGAGCTTATATTGGTATTAAAGCTGTTCTTGATAAATTAGCAAAATACATGGAAGATACTACTATTGAACATGGAAGAGATGGTAATATTACTTCAGTAACCAATGTAGCTGCAAAATTTGATGCAATAAGAGCATCTTATAAAGGGGCCTTTACTGATATGAAAAAAGAACAAGAAAACACTGTCCGTGGTGGACAAGGTTTAGCTTATGATCAAATGTAAAACAAAAATGATGGAAATAATACCTATTGGAAAAAGAGTTTTAATAAAACAAGAAGAAGCTCAGAAAACTTATGGAGATACAGGAATTTATATACCTGATGCACAACGTACAGAAGAGTGTAAAGGTCTTGTAATTGCTGTAGGAGATGAAGTTGAATGTGTTAAAGCAGGAGACGTTATACAATATGCTGATTATATAACACCTCTTGAAATACAACATAATGGAGAAGAACACTTGCTTATTGCTCAAGGAGATATTTTAGCAAGACTTGTTGATGTTCATTGAGATTCCTACATATAAGAATCAGAAATGGACAACTACTACTTTTGATACTGCAGATGATTATAAGAAGTTTCTATTAGGGTTATTCAGGGAACCTGGTCAATATGAATTTGATAAAAGTTCTTATTTATTTAATGAACAGGCAACCTTCTTTAATGAGAACAACTACTATTGTAATAAACCATTTAGATCCAAAGACTATACAACGTATTGGGATCATGAGAAAGATAAGTGTAGGAATGGGGTAATATTTCATAGCAAAAAGAAGGTATGGTACCTCACTAGGGAGTATTATATGTGGTTAAACTTTCTTCCAATATTTGATAAGGAAGAAAAGAAATATGGATTTGCTAAGGTTAGAGATGCTCAGTATCACATGGCTCTTTATGAAGCATTGGCTGAAGTACATGAAAGACACTCTGCCATCCTAAAGAAAAGACAAATAGCTTCCTCCTACTTTCATATGGCTAAACTACTCAATCAATATTGGTTTGAGGAGGGTTCTATATGTAAGATAGGTGCTTCTTTGAAAGACTATATTAATGATAAGGGTTCTTGGAAATTCTTAGAAGAATATAAATCATTTCTTAATGAGCATACCGCCTGGTATAGACCATCTAATCCAGAGAAAGTATTACTTTGGCAACAACAGATTGAAGTAAAAGTTGGGAATAGAAAAACATCAAGAGGTTTAAAATCAAAGATTCAGGGAGCATCTTTTGAAAAGAATGCTACTACTGGTGTTGGTGGTCCATGTACATATTTCTTCCATGAAGAAGCTGGGATAGCACCCAAAATGAGTACAACATTTGAGTATCTTAGACCTGCAATGACTTCAGGGATGACGACTACTGGAATGTTTATAGCAGCTGGTTCTGTTGGTGATCTTGATCAGTGTGAACCATTAAAAGATATGATATTGAATCCTAAAGGAAATGATATATATGCAGTTGAGACAGATCTATTAGATGACAAAGGAACTATAGGAATGGCAGGTTTATTTATTCCTGAGCAATGGTCAATGCTTCCTCACATTGATGCTTTTGGTAATTCTCTAATTAAAGAATCATTAGAAGCAATAAAAAAAGAAAGGATTCAATGGAAAGAGGATCTTTCAGCTGAACAATATCAACTTAGAATATCTCAAAAACCTACAAATATAGCAGAAGCATTTGCATTTAGAAAAGCTTCTATCTTTCCTTCAGCTGTTCTTTCACATCAAATAAGAAGGGTAGAAGAAAAAACATACCCATATGAGTTCATAGCATTAGAACATGATGAGAAAGGTATAGTAGCAACTACAACTACAAAGTTACCAATAACAGAATTTCCAATAAATAAAAAACAAATAGATAAAACAGGTTCATTAGTAGTATGGGAAAGACCTGTTGATGATCCAGCATTTGGAACATATTATGCATCAATTGACCCTGTTTCTGAAGGTAAAACAACTACCTCAGATTCATTATGTAGTATTTTTGTGTATAAAAATCCTGTAGAAGTGACTAGAGAGACCGGCAATGGAGTAGAACACTTTATTGAAAAAGATAAAATAGTAGCTGCTTGGTGTGGAAGACATGATGATATTAATAAAACCCATGAGCAACTTGAGTTAATCATTGAATGGTATAAAGCCTGGACAATTATAGAAAATAATATTTCTCTTTTTATTCAGCATATGATTGCAAAAAGGAAACAGAAATATCTTGTACCTAAACAACAAATATTATTTCTAAAAGATCTTGGATCTAATGCAAGTGTATATCAAGAATATGGTTGGAAAAACACAGGTACTTTGTTTAAGAGTCATCTTATCTCATATGCTATAGAATTCATTAGAGAACAAATAGATGAAGAAACAGATGAAAACGGAGAAGTGTTAAACATTACACTTGGTGTAGAAAGAATTCCAGATATAATGTTATTAAAAGAAATGTTAGCATACTTTCCAGGTTTAAACGTAGACAGGTTAGTTGCATTTTCAGCTTTGATTGCTTTTGCAAAAGTACAACAATCAAATAGAGGTTATGCAAAAAGAACAGAAAAAGATGATAAGAATAACTTGGAAAAGTCCGAGAATTTGTATAAATTAAAATACAACCCTTTTAGAAATTTAGGAGGACGTGGTAAATCCATGGGTAATAAAAAGATTAAAAAATCTCCTTTTAAAAACTTTAAATGATGGAAGATCATTATACTAGCACTTGTACTGATGAGTCAATAAAAATTATTGTTTATGAATACATTGATAAATTAGAAGATTATTCATTTGGAAATGGAGTTAAATTATAAGTAAATACTATGAAGATTTTAAATGCAATGCAATTAAAGGCTGGGGCCAAAGCAGATGTTGATGGTTATCCAACTACCAGTAGTCTTACTCAACCTATTCAGTTTTTACCAGCTAAGAAAAAAGATGATGATTGGTTTGCTTGGAATTTAGATTGGCATGAAATACAAGGATTAGAGTTTTTAAGAGTAAATGCTAGAAAACTTTTAAAGAACTATAAACTAGCTAAAGGAATAATTGATAAAACAGATTATATAGTTGAAGAAGATAATGATTACAAAGAACTTGTTGATGTTCTTACTAAGGAGGATTCATCTGCTCTTGAACTAAAGTTTTATCCTATCATACCAAATGTTATAAATGTTTTATGTGGAGAATTCTCTAAGAGATTCTCAAAAGTACAGTTTAGAGCTATAGATGATTCATCTTATAATGAGATGTTAGAACAAAAAAGAGCTCTTATTGAAGAAAACCTACTTGCTGATGCAGAAAAGCAGCTCTTAATGAAGATGCTTGAAATGGGGGCAGATATGGAATCAGAAGAAACACAACAACAACTATCTCCAGAGAATCTTAAGACACTTCCTGAAATTGAAGATTTCTTTAGTAAGGATTATAGAAGTATGGTTGAAGAATGGGCTTCTCATCAGTTAAATGTAGATGAAGAAAGATTTAAAATGCAAGAGCTTGAAGAAAGGGCCTTCCGTGATATGCTTTGTACAGATAGAGAATTCTGGCATTTTCGTATGTTAGAAGATGATTATGAAGTTGAATTATGGAATCCAGTTCTTACTTTCTATCAAAAGTCTCCTGATGCTAGATATATAGCAGATAGTAATTGGGCAGGTAAAATAGATCTTATGACTGTTTCTGATGTCATTGATAAATTTGGATACCTTATGACAGAAACTCAATTAAGCTCATTACAAAATATTTATCCAGCAAAATCTGCAATGTATCAATTACAAGGTGTGCAGAATGATGGATCTTTTTATGATCCTAGTAAATCTCATGCATGGAACACTAACATGCCTTCTTTAGCATATAGACAATACATGAGTAATTGGCAGGGAAGTCCTGATGCAGGAGGTGATATATTAAGTTGGATTCTAAGTGAAGGTGATGATGTTAATATGTGGGAACAGAGAGAGTTGATGAGAGTTACAACAGTATATTGGAAAACTCAAAGAAAAGTTGGACATCTAACACGTATTAAAAAAGATGGAGAAATAATCCAAGAGATTATTGATGAAACATATAAAATAACTGATAAATCAGTATATGATACAAGTTTATTTAAAAATAAAACTAAAGATAATTTAGTAGAAGGTGAGCATGTTGACTGGATCTGGATAAATGAAGTATGTGGAGGTGTTAAACTTGGACCAAATTTACCAGCATTTTGGAAACAAGGAGATACTGAAATTAATCCAATATATCTTGGTATCAATAGAAGAAAACCATCAAGGGTTCCATTTCAGTTTAAAGGAGATAATACACTTTATGGATGTAAACTTCCAGTAGAGGGAAGAGTCTTTTCAGACAGAAATACAAGATCTGTATCATTAGTTGATCTAATGAAGGCTTATCAAGTTGGTTATAATATGGTTAATAATCAAATAGCTGATATCCTGGTAGATGAGCTTGGTACAGTTATTATGTTTGATCAGAATGCTTTACCACGTCATTCAATGGGTGAAGACTGGGGTAAGCATAATTATGCTAAAGCCTGGGTAGCTATGAAAGATTTTGGGATGTTACCTTTAGATACATCTATTACTAACACTGAGAATGCTACTAATTTTAATCATTATCAGACATTAAACTTAGAACAGACTAATAGATTAATGACTAGAATTCAATTAGCAAATCATTTTAAACAACAATGTTTTGAAGCAATTGGTGTTAATCCTGAAAGACTTGGATCACCTGTAGCACAACAAACAGCTACAGGAATTACTCAAGCACTTCAGGCATCTTATTCACAAACTGAAATTTACTTTACTCAGCATTCTGATAATTTAATGCCTAGAGTACATCAAATGAGAACTGATCTTGCACAGTATTATTATAGTACCAATCCAAGTGTAAGATTAAGTTATATAAATTCAGAAGCTGAAAAAGTTAATTTCCAAATGAATGGTACAGAATTATTAATGAGGGATTTCAATATATTCTGCACAACAAGAACTAATCATAGAGCTATTTTAGATCAACTAAAACAAATGGCTCTTACAAATAATACAACTGGAGCATCTATTTATGATCTTGGTAGTATTATAAAAGCTGATTCAATAGCAGAAGTTAGTGATATTTTAAAAGATACAGAAATAAAGTCTCAACAAATGCAGCAACAACAAATGCAACAGCAACAACAAATGCAACAAGAACAAATAGCTGCTAAACAAGAAGAAGAAAAAATGAAGTTGCAATTTGAGGCTGATCAAAATGATAAAGAAAGGCAAAAAGATATTACAGTTGCTGAGATTAAAGCTTCTGGCTATGGTGCAATGGTTGATATTGATGAAAATAAACAAAGTGATTTCAAAGATGCCATGGATGACATACGTAAGAGAGATGAGTATAGAGAACAAATGAATTTTAAAAGAGAACAGGCTGCTGTTCAAAATGCCAATAATCAAAATAAACTCAGCATTGATAAAGAAAAACTATCAACACAGAGAGATATTGCTAACAAAAATCTTGAAATTGCTCGTGAGAATAAAAATAAGTATGATGTAAAATCAGAGGAAAAGTCCAAAAAAGATAAAAATAAGAAAAAGAAGAAGTAAACGTTAGCTATATACTGCAAAAAAATTATAATTTCTTTAAACTTTTTAAGGTTTATAAATAAAAGATTTAGTATATTATATATAAGTAATTAAAAACCAACAAAACCAATAAAATTATGAATACAGAAGCAGAAACTATTGAAACAAAAGTAACTCAAGAAAATATAAATCTTGATGAAGTATTTAACCCTGCACCAACTGCAGATGCAGCTATTTTGCCAGAAGAAGTAAAACCAGGTTTCTTTGAAAGAGAACCAAAAATAGATATAGATTCTATAACTAAAGAAGTAACAGATGTTGCAACTAAAGTTGAAACAGAAGTTGATGGTGAAACAGAAGTTGATGAACTTGTAGAAGAACAGAAAGAAGAAACAACAGAAGAAACAACTCCTCCAACTGAAAAAGTAAAAGAAGTTTTTGATGCAATAGATGAGGTAGATGGAACAATAGAAGAAAAAGCAAATGAAACTAGAGGAAGAAAAAAGATTTCTGGAATTTCTGATGTATTCAATAAACTTATCAATGATGATAAGATAGTACCTTTTGATGATGATAAATCTTTGGATGACTACTCTGCTAAAGATTGGGAAGAACTGATTAATGCTAATTTAGAAGAAAAAGCAAATCAAGTAAGGAGAGAAACTCCTCAACAATTCTTTGAAAGTTTACCCCAAGAACTTCAAATTGCAGCAAGATATGTTGCTGATGGTGGTCAAGACTTAAAAGGTTTATTTTCTGCATTATCTATTGTAGAAGAAACAAAAGATCTAGACATAAAAAATGAAAAAGATCAAGAAAGAATTATAACTGAATATTTGGGTGCTACAGGTTTTGGCTCAGTAGATGAAGTTGCAGAAGAAATAGAGGTTTGGAAAGACTTAGGAAAACTTGAAACACAAGCTAGTAAGTTTAAACCTAAATTGGATAAAATGCAAGAATCAGTTGTTGCAAGAAGACTTGAAGAACAAGAGATGAAGCAGCAACAACAGCAACAAGCATCTAACCAATATATGGAAAATGTTTACAATACTTTGAAGGAGGGTAATTTAGGAGATATTAGAATGGATAAAAAAGTACAATCTATGTTATATAATGGATTAGTGCAACCAAGTTACCCCTCTATTAGTGGAAAGAATACTAATCTATTAGGTCATCTATTAGAGAAGTATCAATTTGTTGAACCTAATTATCAACTTATTTCAGAAACACTTTGGTTATTGCAGGACCCAGAAGGATACAAAGCAAAAATCATGGAAAAAGGTGCTTCTAAATCTGTTGAAGCAACAGTTAGGAAATTAAAAACAGAACAATCTAATAAAGGGGGTAATTCATTAGGAATAGATTCAGAAGAAAATACTGCTAAACCAACTAAAAGAAAACTCCCAAGAGGTAATAATATCTTTAAAAGATTTTAAATCAATCAATAATCAATCAATTAATAATTAATAATAAAAACAATCAATTATGGCAACTCCAGTTTTAAATAATGGAATTTACCTACGGGATACAAGCTACAAAGCAAGTTCTCATGTTGATTCGTATCACTTGACACAACTTCTAGGTACTGCGGAACCTATGGATTTGGGACCAGTTGATCTATGGGCAATGACTCAAAAGGTGGAGATGCCCCTTTATCAAATGGCTTCTTTTGGTGGAAAGAATACAATCAGTGTGGACAATGCTCGTGGTGAGTACAAATGGCAAACTCCAATCGCTCAAGATCTACCTTTTGTAGTAACAGATATTGAAGCAAGTAATGCAGAAAAAGGTATTGACGGTCAAACCTTTAAAATCAAATTGTCCAAGAGGGCATTTGGTCATGGTGATATTATCACTTATGACAAGTATAATGGTGCAGAATTGTACATTACAGCAGATGATATTCAGCCTGCAGGTGATGGATTCATCTATACTGTTCAACTTGTTAATAATGATAACACCAATTTTTTAGATAACTCATATTTAGTATGTGGTACCAAATTCTTTAGGAAAGGTTCTGCAAGAGGTGAATATGGTGAAAGATTCTCAGATATTGAGACAGGATCTGGTTTCCGTGAATTCTACAACTTTGTAGGTGGAGCAGAAGCACATGTTCATTATTCTATTTCTAGCCGTGCTGATCTTATGATCAAAGGCGGAATGAATGCTGATGGTACAGTACCTGTTACAGAAATTTGGAGAAACTTTGACCAGGATGCTAATCCTTCAGTATCTACTATTGAAGAATTAGTTGCAAACATGGGTAAAGCAGGTGCTAAGCAAGCTTTTGAAAGTGGAAGTTTATCAAGAACTTTCCTTACAAACTTGGAAGCAGCTCACTTATCTAAAGTTGCTAATGACATTGAGACCTACTTAATGTGGGGTCATGGTGGTAGAGTTAAGCAAGATGGTCCAGATGATATCAGAATGTCAGTTGGTCTATGGAGGCAATTAGATAACTCCTTTAAAAGGGTTTATAATAAGGCTTCTTTCAGCTTGGATATGTTCAAGACTGAATTGTACAACTTTTACCAAGGTAAAGTTGAGTTCAAAGGTCCAGATCCACAACGTAAGTTGGTGGTTCAGACTGGTATTGGTGGAATGCAGTTGATTAATTCAGCTATTTCAAATGAAGTATTTGGTAGTGGTTTAATTCAAAATGCTTCTGACATTGGTGCTGTAAGTGGAAAAGGTATGGATTTGGATTATGGTTTTGCTTACACAAGCTTTACTATTCCTTTCTTAGCAAACGTTAAGTTTGTGTTGAATCCAGCTTTTGATAACTTACATACTAATGATATTGAGAATCCTTTGATTGACGGAAGACCTCTTAGCTCTTTTAGCTATGTGATCTTTGATGTCACTGATGAAGGACAGGACAACATTTATTTGTTGAAACTTTCTTGGGATAATCAACTGAAGTGGTTCTATCAAAATGGAACAATGGATTATATGGGACGAAGTCAAGGCTTCTCTTCAGCAGGTAACTTTAATGGATATCGTGTGATGATGACACAAACCATGCCAGCTATTTGGGTGAAAGATCCTACCAAGGTTCTAAAGATTGTAATGAGAAATCCAGTTACTGGAGGTTCATTCTAAATTTTTTAAAGAGGGAGGAGGACAAAAACTTCCTCCCTTTTTTTCATTTTTTTAAAAAATAGAAATTATGGGTTCAGTTAAAGATTCAAAATTTGGTCCTTCCGAACTATTATGGGAGACAGGAATTAATAAAGTAAAACAGAAGATAAATCAAAATAGAGCGTATGCTGCACCAGCTCTTCTGGCACATCTTGAATTGTTAAGGGCGGCTGTTGTAATGGAAGAATATGCTGATGATGCTGCTGCTACTGCTGCAGGATTGGGTGTTGGAGATTTGTATGCTACTGCAGGAACTGTAAAAGTTATAGTAGCTTGTGTGGTAGCTAAAATATTTGATGCGTGTCCTGGAGCAGGAGGATCACAGTTACTTGTGAGTCAAGCAACATTTGATGCAATAGAAATTGCAATTGGCGGGCCTGCTTCATTTATCAGTATTCTTAATCCTGATGATCCAGAATTTAGAATTAATTACCAAATAAGTCCAGTTCCACCAACAGGAGACGAGGTATGTAATTTCTCTACTGCTGATATAGGTATATTAGAGTTAGTGCCACTTCTAGGTTGTGATGGATAAGGCATTAATGTGAAGTACGTTTATGAATTATTTGTTATTTTTGTAAATAGCAAAACAATATTTTTTAGATGCCAACTGATCATATAAAGAAGTTAAATATACATGGCCGTCCTTATTATGTAATAAGGTTAAAGGACGTTGATGAGCTTATTCTAAATATTGAGGAGTGGGCTACTAGATCAGGATTTGAGACTGATACCAAAGCAAAAGTAAGCACTACTGATGATACTGCTGGTTTTCTAGCTACTAAAATAGTAGCTGGTGCTGGTGTTACACTTGCCGTATTAAACTCTCCAGGAAATGAAACTCTAGAGATTTCTGCTGGAGGAGGGGGTGCTTCAGGTATTTATGGTGGAGATGGTGATGTTCTTGCTAATACCACTATAAATGACAGAACAGCTTCTTGGGGTGGCACAACTGCAGGCACCCATTCTCTTACATATAATGCAAGGGGCTCAGGCCAGATAAGAGTAGCTGGTTGGGCAAATAATGGGACTACGGCTGCATCTCTTACTGGAGCATTTTCCGTGGCTGCTGGCGGTAATGCTAAGTTGTTGATGGGCATCTTCAATAACAATGGAACAATTGAATTTGGGTATACATCAGGAGGCCTTTGGGGATTAATAAGGGAAAGTGGCACATACTTAAATAGTAGTATGGCCATTGGTCAAGTAGGTGTTGCTACAGATGCAAGATTACAAGTTAAAGGTGCTGACGCATTGGCAAGCAACAAGGCATTATGTATTGAAAATAGTATTGCCACGGATTTGATGACGATACAAAATGATGGGGTGGTAGGAATAAACCAAACATCCCCTGATGCAAGTGCTCAATTAGACCTGTATAGTACGACAAGAGGGTTTTTGCCACCACGAATGACAACAACAGAAATGGATGCAATCGTATCTCCTGCATTTGGTTTAATAATATATGATGTAACAACAAATCAATGGATGGGATACAGGGATCACGTTACTACACCTGCTTGGGTAGTAATAGGATAAAAAATAAATAATTATGGGAACAATCTTTGAAGTTAAAGAAGGTACAGGCATTAGTCCTATAAAATTGACAACAGCAGAAAGATTGGCTTTAACTCCTATTGGGGGTCTTCAATGCTATGACACTGATGTAAATGAACAATTTGTTTTTAACGGATCAACTTGGGAGAGTATTTCTATTAAAACTGGACATACTTTATGGGTGGATATAGTAAATGGAGATGATACTACAGGTACTACAGGAAAACAAAACCTTCCCTATCTTACAATAGGAGCAGCACTTACTGCTTCAGCTTCTGGAGATACTATTCTTGTAAGACCAGGAAGTTATGCAGAAAGTCCTGGAACTGTACCTGCAGGAGTTTCTTTAATATCAGAAGGAGGACCTTTAGTTACATCAATTACAGGAACTCTTGCTACAGGAACAAGATTAACCATAGCAGCAGGAGCCAGTATAGAAGGATTTTCAGTTACTTGCCCTACTGATGCCTTACCTGCAATAGCATGTACTCATGCTGCAGGAGTTGCCACTATAACATATATTACATTTAATGGAGCAGGAGCATCAGGTATAGGATTAAGATTAAGTGCAGCAGGAAAAATTATTTGTGGAGAAATAAGGTATGGCACAGGAGATTGTGATGCTATTGTTGAAGCTACAAATGGAATTTTAGCTCTGGATTCTATGCATGTTCCTGGATCAGCAGGTGCAGTTGCAGTAGGTATAAGATTATCAGGAGGAGCAAGAGGGCAGATAATTCATCCAAATATGGGAGCATTAACACTTGTTGATGGTATCCAAATATTAGATGCAACTTTCATAGGAATAGGTGTAAACTTATTTAATATGACGAATGCTATTAGGGTATCTAATAATGCAGCAGATGTTAGGATAACAAGTGGTTTATTGGATGCGGTTACTGCAAATATTAAGGTAGATGCATTATTAACTGGATTACCTGGAGGAGTATTTAGGGCACAGGTACAAATGGATCCAAAATTTGATATACCTACTAGCTGGATACCCTCAGATCATGCTTGGACCTTTTTTACTAAGGAGGACCCAGCACAAGAAGCAAGTTATCAATTATGGGGAGTTGATCAGGCAATAGGACATCCAGAATTTGGTTCTGGATTAGCTGTTGGAGAGGGCCTAAGTTATTCTACTAACAATACGGTTTTTACAACTGATGGAAGTACAGATGCTCCTGGTAATAATGGAACTGGATTTGTTGATGTATCAGTAGCAGCAGAGAGTAAAGAAAGTTCTACATTCTCTTTTCAAGGAAATACAGCAGGACATTCTATTCTTTGGTGTACTAACCGTAAAGATTCTAGTGGTATTAATCTAAAGTATTGGGGGATAGAGATGGATCAAACCACGGCAGCTGCTGTAACTGCTGCTGGTTCTTTTATATGGGAAATACAAACTGCAGTAAATACTTGGACTGAAGTTAAAGTTCAAGCAGTAAGTAATGTAGAACAATATCGTTATGCTAATAATGTATTTTTAAGGGCATCAAGTGTTGAATCAATTAGAGTAGGTATTGATGGTTCTACGGTTTGGCCTGCAACAACTATTAATGGAACACTTGGATACTGGATGCGAGTCAGGGTAGCAATTACAGTAACCACATCTCCTGTTTTTGAGAGAATGAAATTAATACCATCTAGTACAGCAACCAATTCTAAAGGACAGCTTGTTGCTAAAGGATTAGCTATGTGGAGAAGTACTTTATTTGGTGTAGGTAATTCAATGTCTGAAATAGAAGGAGGTT